AGCAGAGAATAAAGACTCTGTTGCAGCAGGTGTATCTACTAAATCAGAAGCAGTTAGTCCAACAATAGAAACGTACTCCTTAGTAATTACATTCTCGTTCTCATCTAATTCGTTCTCATATCTAGACTCACCAGCTTTGAAAACAATACTGTTACCAAACATATCTGGATTGCTTCTTGCCATAGCAAATACATAGCTATATAAATCACCTTTAGGTGACTTCTTAGAAACCTTATCCATATATAAGTCAGCTTTTGCTTTCTTACCTTTTACTCTAAAATTCTTGAATCTACCTATGTAAGTACCGAACGCATCTGAAGTCATGCTAGGGTGACCGAACCTTGCTTTTACACCTTGTTCTTGACTGTTACCTAGTTCTACTAAGTCAGAGATGAATTTAGAATCCAAATGAACACCATGTCCTTTTGCAATCCCTTCTCTAGCTAAAGTAACGCCTTTGATGATTCCAATTTCCTCATTGATGTCATCTATGTTTTGAGAAAATGAAACGTCTGTTCTAAATTTCATATTATAATGTATTAAATACTATACACTTATACGTCAAAATGTACTAAAAAGTATACAGTATAGGTTAAAAAAATTTACAATCTAGCCATAGCTGCTGCATTTTCAACTAATCTGCTTGTATCTACTGTTTCTTGGGCAACATTTACTACAGGAATCTCTGCTATAGAACCTACTATTTCTCTTAGTGTTTCTTGCATAGATAACTGTGATATTGTTGATGCTTCCATTGTTGCTCTACCGATAGCACCACCATCTGCAAACATTCTAGGCGAAGCACCACCAAAGTTAATTGCATCTAGTATTCCTGTTCCTAGCCTGTCTACTGTAGACCTAGAGAAGATATACTCTCCACCTTCTGCTTCGAAACCAGCTTGACCTGCAACAGTAAATGGAACACCACCATCAGAATGACTAGCACCTACAATAGTACCTCCATCTTGGAATGTCTTAGGTTGGAATTTTTGTGAAGCAATGGCAGCAGTTTGAAGTGCAGAGTTAGCAACAGCAATACTTGATAGTATAGCAAATTGTGAAGCACCTGCTGCACCAAAAGACCAAATGTTGTTAGGGTTACCAGAAGCATTAAGAGCAATAGAAGATAATTCTTGTGCTAAGTTCATACCTATTTGAGCAATAGCATTTGCTTTGTTGGCTCTAAATCCTTTTCTAGCAATGTCATTCTCTTCTTGTAGTTGCCTTTCTCTTAGTGCTTGTCTTTCAGCAGCCAACCTCTTTTCTTGTTCTATTCTTTCTAATTCTAAATGTCTTTCAAAAGTTGCCTTCTCTTGTTGTGTTCCCACAAAAGACTCTAAGGCATAATTGTCATTTATTTGCTGTATTCTTAGTTTTTCTTGTTGTGTTTCATCGAACTTTTGTAGTTCAAAGTCGTTTTCCTCAACTATTCTATTTAGTCTATTGATAGTAAGAGTTTGGAATAAATCATTCATAGAAGATATAAGTGAGCTAATAGCATCTATATGTTCTTGATAATAGCCAATAGTTTCTCCTATTGCTTCAGCCTGTTCCAAGAAAGTAAATCCAACCAGTTCACCACTTTCTGCTAATTCTGGTAATTTTTCTAATGTCTCATCAAAAGTTACATTAAGTTTACCATAAGAATCAGCTAAACCAAGTGCTGCATCAGATTCTAATGGAGATATAGCAGCACCACCATCACCTTTAGCTAAAGTTTCTCTTAGTTTTAATTCTTTCTCTAACTTCTCTATTAAAACTTCATTTGCATCAATTTGTGATTCCGTTGCATCTTTATCAGCTATTTTTTGAGAAGCAGAATCTTGTAAGATAGATGATCCACTCTGCATTAAAGATTGTAATTCATCTAATCTTTTTATCTCAATTTCATTTAAAGGAAGCAAGTCTCCTGTTAAATTTAGCCTTCTTGCTATTAATTCATTATACTCCTCCATAGGAGATTTAAATTCCTTAAATGAAGCGTTTAGTTTTTCATTAGTATCTTTTAATTCTTTTATCTTAACATTTATATCTTCTGTAGCTACATAAGAGATATGTAGACCTTTTGAGAAATCATAAAACATAGATGTAGCCCTCTCAATAGCTTGGACAGCAGGATCAGAAGAGTTCATAAATTCAGTAAGTCCATCTACTAAATTACCTAGCATTTTTAAGAAATCACCTCCTTCTCTATGTACAAAATTCTCAACAGCAGAGAAGAACTTTTTAAATTTTATACTAACACTTTCTTCTACTATGTTTGCCATTTCATCAGCAGCACCTCTTGAATCTTTATAAGACTCTGTTAGTTCATCTACAGTCTTTTTACCTCTTAGTAATGTTAAGAACGCAGCCTTAGACCTTTCATCCGTTAATCCTGTGGCTTTTGCTAAATCTATGTTCATTTTAGATAAGTCAGCAAATGCTCTTTCTAATCCTTCAGAATTATTTATTGTATAACCTAATTCTTTTGCTAAATCAGACGTAGGGTCTGTTAGCTTAGTCATTATGTTTTTAAGTCCTGTAGCTGCTCTAGTTCCTCTTAGACCTGAATCAGCAAGAACAGATAATAAAGCAGTAGTTTGCTCTAAAGATATATTGGCAGCAGCAGCAATAGGAGCAACAGTTTTCATTGATTGCTTGAAGTTCTCTAAGTTTAATGCAGATGAACTAAAAGATTTAGCCATAACATTTACAACTGTTGTTGCTTGTGCAGCATCTAAACCAAACCCTCTAATTGAAGCACCAACTACATCAGCAGCACCTGCTAAATCATCTCCTGTAATTGTAGCTAACTTAGTAGTAGCCTCAGTAGCATCTATTATTTCTTGAGTAGTAAAACCTAGTTTTGAATAAGCTAATTGTAGTTCACCTACTTCTGTAGCAGTAAACATAGTACCTAATGCAAGTTCTTTTGCTGATTTAGTTAGCCTAGCAAATTCTTTATCTGTAGCACCAGTTATTGCTCTTACTTTGTTCATAGTAAGTTCAAAGTCAGCAAGAATCTTAACAGACTCAGTTATTGCTCTTGATAACAACTGAAAAGACTTAACAATAACAAATCCTCTTGCTATTGCAGTAAATGTCTTTCCTAATCCTAGAAATGATTTACTTGCTTTCTTAGCCTTTTCACCTGTCTTTTCTGTTTCAGTACCTACTTTATTTAGGTTCTTCTCAGCACCAGAAGTTCTAGCTACTACTTCTATTATTATTTTCCTATTTTCAGCCATGTTATGTTATTATAAATTTACTTTAACTATTTCACCATTTACTTCTTCCCAAACTTGATCGTAGCCACCATCGTCTCTTTGTTCTATCATAGAACCACCTGACTCTCTTACAATACCCTTCTTATCTACAGAGAAAGCAGTTGCTCTATCGTACTTACTTGTACCTGTACCAACTGAAAAAGATGAAGAAGCATTTGCTTTAGCATATTGTCCAACAACTGTTTGAGAATCTCCCATAACAACATTACCCTTCCCCATTACAGTATTTGCATTACCAACAGATATATTTTCTTTTGAGTTTTGAACTACTGAAGAATTAACATTATCTTCACCTAATTTCTTTTGATATGCCTTTTTTCTAAATTCGTCAGAAACACCATCTATAAAACCATTAGAAATCCATTTACCTTTGTCATTTTCAAAGTCAAGTTGTCTAGATTCTTCAGCAGCAGCTTCTTCTGCTTGTTCGTCTCTTTTGAATGGTTGCCAAGCCTTATTACCTTTATCTCCAATATAACCTTTTCCTCCTAAATCTTTAATATTGCTTACCTGTTTTTGAGTAGTACCACCTTTACCACCTTCTATTACAACTTGGGAGTCTTTCCAATTGGTTATTTGCTCTTCTTCTTCCCACTTATATTTACCAGAGCCAGTACCACCACTAGGTCGATGAGCATTATAATCCTCGCGTTCCTCTTTCCATTCTTTAACATCTGGTACTTCTTCTATAACTATACTGTTTGGAGATTCTATTCTTGCATCAAACTCTTCTAGTTTTATTAGTTCTACAGTAGTAGAAACATTAGTAGTAGGTAAATAGTTCTTAACAGAATCTACAATCCAATATCCTTTTATCTCCTCTGGATAAGACAGATAAATAATCTTAGATATATCAAAATTAAATATATCAGTATTAGTCAAGACAACAGGTAAAGTTAGCTTAGTACCTTTTTCTATTGTATTAGCTGTCTTTTCATAATGCTTCTTATATAATCCTGAAGCATTAGCCGTTGAGTTGTAACCTAAATGTCCATCAATATTTAAATATGGAGTGCTACTTCCAAAGCTACAAGGCAATGCTGCTGGTATTACTGTTTTCTTATTCAACGCATATATGAAATAAGAATCTGGATGTTGAGCAGAATACTTATAAAAAAGTAGTCTAGGTCTAAAATTATAACTTCTTGTTGGTGCAAGTGAGTTAGCAGAATATTCTGTCCATAATCTAGACAAATATATAGGTTGAGTTAAATTATCATCACCTACAGATAAATCAGCAATATGATAAGTATAAGCAAATAGAGGATTCTCCATCTTTTGTATTCCCTCTGCAAATCTTTCACCTATATCATCTCTATATGATCCTAGTTTCTTTTCTTCTATATCGCTAATAGCATTAGCATGACCATCAGCACTATCATCCTTAAAAGTAAAATCAAGATATTGTTTATAGTAATCTAAGTAGTCAATAACATATTGCTTTTTAGTATCTACTTTGTCTGTCCAATCTATAGCATCTATTTTATCTCCATAGAAATCATCCCTAGTCTTTATCTTAACAGTCTTAGTTGCTACATCTGTCTGTATTAATAAGTTAAAAGCATGAAGGCATCCTTTTATATACATTAAAGTAGAATATCTATCGTCTAATATATCTCCTATATCAAATATAGCACTATCTATAACATCAGCTTGAGGAAATGATACAAGTTTAGCCTCTGATACTGCTACTCTTTGTTGGAAGCCTCTTCCTGCTCTAGTTGTTCTTAAAGCATTATTAGCACTATCAATTTTATCGCCAAATCTAATTAATACATCTACATAAACTTCATCTCCAGATTTTAATTCTATTACACCTGAATTTACATCTACTTTTTCTACAGCTAGTTCATGTCCAAACAAACTGCTATACTCATCTATATTAGAAACAGACGATGTATTTGTAATCCTAGTAGTACCAACAACTCTAGTAAAAACTCCAGCTACTTTATGTATAATTCTAAATTCAACATCAGCTATATTTTTATTTGATAGTTTTTGTTGAGGTAGATAAATTTGGTCTGCAAAAAACTTACAATCAAATTCAAATCTTGACTTTATTGATTCTGTTGCTGTGTATTTATATGTTGCTAAATCAAATTTAGAAGCACCTGCCCCTGACTTACTGTCTGTTCTTACTGTAATAGGGTTGTCATCTCCAGATACACAACTAACAATTTGCATTTTATATGTTTCTCTACCAAAATAATCTTCTTTCGTTTTATTAGTATGAACTGGAGTAACAGTCTCATCTCTAGCTATATCGTTTGTTATTACATCTATATAATAATATGTACCTACTTCATATAGAACAGAAGAAGTACCTACATTATAAGGGTCTATAACATATTCTGTTCCATAATCAGCAATTGAATAAACCATTCCTTTAGGAGTATTTATATCTCCACTATTTCCGGGAATATTATTAAGATATAATTGGTCTATAGCAGTATGTATTACAATGAAACTATTTTCATCTAATGTTGTTGTAGGTGCAGAAGTTAAATAGAATCTTCTAATTTTGTCATTACGAACAGCAGCACCTGCTCTATCTAATCCAGATTTTATTGTAGTAACATTAGTACCACTCTTTCTAACTGATTTTGGATATACAGTTAAAACTTCTTCAACTTTATTAGTTCCTGTATATAGTTTTGTATTATCACCTTGAACTGCCTCAAAAGTGTTATTTTGCACTATAGTTTCCTGTATTTGAAAACCATCCCCTGTAAATGGAATAACAACAGAATCCATTAAACGATTATTGGTGCTATGAAAGAAGTCATTTGCATCTGTATCTGTCTGTAAAGTATATCCTTCTGCTTTAAATGCTTTTTCAAATAAGGAACGCATAAAGATAGCAGGTCTAAATTCTTCTGCCTTTACATTGTTTTTATACTTCCATGCACCATAGTTTATTAATGGGAATACATATCCATCTGTATAGTCATTAGTCCATGTACCTTGTACACTAGATTCATCTAATGTAAAGTTAGTTCCCCAATCATAACTTCGTAAGGTCTTATTCTTCATTCCATCTGCCCAGTCTTGAGCATGACCTAGAATGATACATTTAAACTCCTTATACCCTCTGTCATCTACTATGCCCATTAATTTAAAGTCTCCTCTAAATATTGGCATACCATCAGACTTAACTACACATGGAGTTCTCTTTAGTATGTTGTTGCCATCTTGCACATTACTAGAATCTAAATGGTCTAGTCCACTTTTGTTTCTTTTAGTAGCTGGTATTCTAAATTCTAATGTATAGTCAGATGAACGTGATTCTATATCTTTTAATGTAGCAGAAGTAAAGGTAATAGCCACAGGAAACTGTCTGTCTTGTGGCACATCTAACTCTACACCTAAATCTACTAATTGTAATTTAATATCCGCCATGTTGTCGTCTTATAGGGTTTGCGTATTGGTATGTCATCTTAATGGTAAACAAATCAGAAGCCTCTTGTATAATCTGAGTTTTACCTGCTCTTATCTTGATAGGAATGTAATTGTTTCCTTCTTCTACAAAACACTCATGTCCATCAAGCATCTCTTCTAACCATATTCTTTGTGCCTCAGTTAGTGCCTGAGAGTACACAGTAAACTCTGTTCTTACGTCAGAGGCTAAAACCCTATCTCCACCTTCGTGAACGCTGTAGGAGGCATCTAACGCCCTATTGTAGTATTGGTTTCTTACTATTGTAGACCTATCTCTGTATCCTTTAAATGTAAAGTATTCAAATGCACCTAATCTGTTTAGGAACTTTATTCTTGTAGATTCATCTTCACAAAAAGTATGGTCTACATTAAAATGAACAATTTCAGAAGTTTTTGTATTATTTGTACCAGTAGTCAATGCTACAGAGTAAGAACCTACAGAACTATCAATTACAGGGTCTGCAACCGATACACCTGAAATATTTAGCCAACCACCAGTTGTAGCGTGTATGTTTGCAACACCTACTGGTAAATCAAATCTTTTTGTGCTAAATGCTGATAAAGGTTGATAATAGTTACTAGGAGTACCTTGATTATATTTTTTTGTATATAATATTAATCTATAGTAAGGAACTCCTGTTAAATTAGTAAAACCAGAAACATACTCACTATCATTTACACCTATAGTTCTAAATTTTCTCTGTAAAATGTTTGTTCTATAATTAGTCAAGAAATATTTATCTCCAGAAGATGCTATCTCAAAAGAATCAAACTTATCTGATATTTGGTCGTGTTGCCAAACTCCGTTAATTATGTAGAATGTGTTTGTATAAGAAGAAGTAGCACCATTTGTTAATGTACCATCTGCTTGCAATAGCACCTCAGTAAACCTAACTCTTACAGACTTTATTGAATTAGTAGAAGAATCCACTACAGATATAGCAGAACCTTTTGTTTGTATTGTGTTAGTCAAAGTATCTAATCCTGAAAGATAGCTAGATATATCAAATGTAAATGTATATGAAGTACCTATGTCTGGGTCTAAAATAATAGGATTATCTGCATTGTCAGAAACAACTGATCCATCTAAATAGATAAAACATTTCATCTTAACAGTATAAACCGTAGGTGTACCGTCTGAAGATGTGTTGTCGGATGTAGCTGTAATCTCTAGAGGTCTATATGGAGTCAATAACTCATTAGATGAAGGTTGTGAATTTATTGTTATTGCCATTATTATATTATTTTTATATTAGGGTCTTTCGCTGTTAACTCTCTTAATACTGTATCTATATTCTCTAATACATCAGCTAAGACATATTTAGCTAATCTCTTATCTATATCTATCTTGTGTCTATTATAGTTTTCTGTAATCCATCCTGTTTTAGGCTTCCCATTAAAAGATAATTGAGTACCTTCTTGTTGTAGCGTCTTTTGTATTGAGTAAGCTATTCTTCTCTTTTGCTTGATGTCCTTGAAGTTGAACTTTCTAGATGAATAAACAGTCTTATTCTTTCTTGTCATCCAAGTTAGAATCTGAGAAACACTTAAAAACACATTATATCTAGTTCTATCTATATCTTCTCCTCTAGCTAAAGATTTAATTACAGATTGTATTTTCTTTTGCCTTGATTTAGTTTCAGACTTTACGCTATTATAAAGTTTACCTGAAGCATAATGCTCTTGGTCTAACAAAGTCTTTCTCATTGCATCAGCTAGTTCTTTATTGAACCTAGTCATTGCATCAGAAGTATTTAACCAATCAATTTGAGCCATTATGCAGTTGTTGTAGCTGAATCAATATTAGAAAAGGCAGACCTGTTAGTTGATGTTGTTGCTCTAACACGATAATAATATAAAGTGCTAGGATCAAGACCAGTATCAGAGTGTGTTGTACTATCAGCAGCGATTGTAGCAACAGTAGTCCATGTACTGTTATCAATGCTCCTAGATACCTCGTAGTTAGTTTCAGACGATTCATTGTCATTCCAAGCTAAGTCTATTTGTGAAGATGATGCTGCCGTAGCAGTTAAGTTGCTAGGCTTTCTAAGTAACCTCATGCAGTCAAATACTCTAACAGTAAAACTAAACTGAACAACAGCTAAGTTATCATTATACTGCTCTGTACCTCTAACTACAGTTACCTCATCAACATCCTTTACTGCATCTACATCATATAACTCTTGAATTAACTGTAATCCCCAAGTCTGCATATCTGAATACTTCTTCCTTAATGCTTTTATATCATTCTGAAAGTAAGTATGCAATAGATAGAACTCAATGTTGTAATCTTGCTCGTCTGCTCGTGGGTCTACAGTATCTTCTACAGGTGTGTAGAGTAATAAAGGATAACTCTGTGCTGCAAATTCATTGACAGCTTCAGGGTCGTCAAAAAGAAATGTGTTTATGTTTGGGTCTGAGTCTACAAGTGATTCAATTTTATCAACGAGTTCTTCCAGTTTCATATTCTCTTATTTTCTCTTGATACAACGCTTCTGAGGCGTTTGCAGCAATGTAAGTCAAAAAGTCGTAAAGATTAGTCTTTTCTACGCTTTTTATAGGTGAATAGTTGCCAAAAGTGAACACTCCTTTCTCAGCTACAGCCTTTACTTGGAGATACCACCCATATTGGTTAATGCCAGATGCTTTAGCTGCTCCCTCATACTTTGCTTTACCTTTTCCAGAGAAGAGTTGAGGGTAGCTTTTGTGAACAAATGCAACAGTTCTCCTAAGTAAAAAAAAACATCCCAAACAATATCCATCTTTAGTTCCATGAATTTCTCTGCTCTACGCAGACAAGTCTCTTCATCATAATCCTCAGGTTTTTCTCCTTCTTTAAGACACATTATGGAGACGATATTAGCTACTGTCGAATAATCTCTCTCATCTACGTTTAACATATAAATATCAATATCTGTTGCATCTGTAAACTGAACAGTAGAAGCATAACCCATCGGTCTTTCTTCTCCTAGCACATTTCTTGATTTAGGTAGTATATAAGTATCTCCTTCAAACTCAAATGAGTCTCTTGTGATTTCTTCTACATCTACAGCATCATACAATGCTCCAATAGCAAACTTTAACAGATAAGTATTGAAAAACTGTTGTCTAGATTGGTGATCTATCTGATTTATGATTTTCTTAGGTATAGAACTAACTAATTCTAGCATATCACCATAAAACTTAGGAAAAGTCTTTAGTTGCTCTCTATTGGAGAACTCCATGCTCTCTATTTCATCAGTTTGTCCTAAATATACATGACCTAGCAGCTTTTGTAGCTTTTTAGGTGACTTATCGCATAATTTCTGAATCTCAATAAATTCTCTTAGTGTAATATCACTCCAAGAGTCAATTACATCATATTCTTCGTCTAAAACCTTAATCTTTATCATATAAATCCAATAGTTGTTTCGTTTCTTCCTAATTCAAACCACATTCTCTGCATTAGAGCATCAGAATAGTCTGGAGAACGCCCTATCATGTCTTTTATCACTTCTTTCTTTAATACTGCGTTCTTTCCATCTTTATACAGGTTATCTTTCTTTACAACCTCTAATTCTTGCATCAATTCGTCTTTTATGACTGTATCTTGAGGCATAAAGTATATTCTGCGTTCATTTACGTATTTTGCTAACATAAAGTAACATTGTGACTTCAAATTATTGTAATTATGGTCACCATTACCTCTTTTTATCGGAGATTTGTTAGATACAAAGCCTCTACAGCTTAACATATCTACTACACCACCTCCAACACCATCTTCATCTACAATTACACAGTTCATAGGTACTGCCCATCGCTGTGCTTGGTGTGCAATAGCTTGTGCTGTGAATACTAAGTCGCCTTTGTTAATAACTTCTATGTGCTTCACTCTAAAACCACTCCATATCATTATTGTGGTCTTATCTTTACCAAATCGTGCTATATCGCAAGTAATATACGTCTCTCCTTCTGGTACATCCTCATTATGCCACATATCACATATAGAATCATAGTCCATTAGTGCAGATGGATCGTCATCATACTCAAAGTTACCATAAAGTAGACGTTCTACAGTTACTTTATCTCTCTTTTTTAGTTGGTCTATGTAATCTTGAGTAACAGTAGGATTATCTGAAGCTACTGCTCTTACAAACTTGATGTGCTTTTCTAGCTTATTCTCTTTCTCAGGCTTATGGAATCTCCTATAGACATGACCTTTATCTGGGTTAAATGTTTCTAACACTTTAGGCTTTAGTCCATACTCAGCGTTCATGTGCCTTCCTACCCTAGAGGACAGTATCTCTATAGACTCATGGCTACACTCATTAGATTCATCTACTGCTGCACCTGTCAATTCCATACCTCCAAATCGTGTGTAGTGGGGGTCTCTAGGTTGGAACGTGAGTTCCACGAGAAAAATTTGCGAACCATTGTTAAATGTAATAACATCTTGCTGTTGATTATACTTAAAATAGTTGTCATTTATGCCACACTCCTCAAACACCTTGAACAATGTCATTAGTGTAGTCCTTTTTAGTGTCTTTAACTCCTTTCTAGCGAACCCATACCTTGTTTTAGGGTATTGTAAGCACATTATAGTGAGCCAATAGCACATTAGATAAGATTTACCTCCTCCAGCAGCACCACCGTAACCTATTTCTGTGGTTTCATTGTCGGTTAGATACTGCCAAGCAATATGCTGTTTTAAGGAGGGAGTAAACTTGATGTTTGGCATTTTATAGCGTTGAATCTGTATTTTTAAAGTAGATGTCCTGTCCTTGTCTACCTTTTTGTCTAGCTTCTTCTACTTGTGAGCCGGTTAATCCATTATTCGGCTCAATAGTAACAGTAATCTTCATGTTACTGGTTGCTAAGGATTCTAGTAATTGCTTTAAAGTCTGTTGCATTTCTGATTGTGATTTCATTGTAGTCTGTTAATAGCATTAATGTATATAAATTTCCCTGTGATAACTCAAAGTTAGTCTCATTAGTCACTAAAGTTACGTTCTTAGTCTTGAACTCCCAATAATACTCACCTTTTATGTGTGTTCTGTGCTGTTTAAAGCCTAACTCCATGAGTTGTATGTCGTCAAATCCTCTGTCCTTACTCATATACAGGTACTGTTACGATTCTATAAAATCCTGAATAGTCCATAGTAGTCTGCACAAAGCATGATTTATGGCTACTCCAAATCTCTATTCTAACCTTGTTTTCTTGCTTTTTAAGGACTTTTATCATCCTATCTGCTGGTATCCTATTGTTGTAGTAGTAATATCCCTCTACAAGTTCCTCTGCTGAGAAGGCTTTCTGTACTTCTCTGTACCCAATAGGCTGTTTTTGCTCTTCCATTGCTGTTTGTTGTGTTGCTGCTTCCATAATTACTTGTTTTTATACTTTATACTGTTAGGTTTTGCCCATTTTCTAGGCTGAATTACTTTATATCCGTTAGCTTTCAATAATTCCTCTGTTATTGTTGGCAATTCACCGTTATTTAGCCTGTGAAGCCAAGATCGTAGTGTTCCAGCAGGATGTTTCCTTGTAAACTCTCTATTGCTTAATAAATGCTTAAAAGCCATGTAATCTGACAGTTCTGCTGGGAAATTGTGCTTATTTTTAGGGATTGCGTTCTTTCTAAACACTTTTTTCTGTTGTTCAGATAGGTTTTTCTCATGTTGTGCTATTTCTAGCTTCAATTCACAAAGTCTAGTCTGTAATTTCATTGCATGAGCAGGTTCTAACTCATCTAAATTCTCTAAATCTTCTAAAATTGCCCTGTATTCGAAGTAAGCAGGGTTAGGTTTGTTGTTTCCCATTAATTTAAACTTATTTTGTCGCCAATTTCTAAGTAAAAGATGTCTCCTTCAAATTCGTTTGCCTCTATCACCTCGCAACAGTAAGAATCTATAAAATACATGACTTGTATAACGTGGCTAAGACCTTTTTCGCAGTAAAACTGTTGAAACTCATCTAACTGCTCTAAAGACTCAATTTCGAAGGTAAATTCTTTCATCATTTTTGCTCTACGCAAACTTTTTAAGTTTGTTACCGTAAGATATATAAAATTTTTGAAATGGCTAAGTCAAGAAATCGAAAAGAACAGAAAGATAAATCTGCCAAGCGAACAACCAAAGCTGCAAGGGAAGTGATGCACCAAATCAAGAGAGATGCTAACATGAATGATAACATCAATATGTTCATAAACATCATGAAAGAATATGCTAGTGAGAAGGGAGGAAACTAATCCTCCTTTTTCCAGCTTCCTACAGGGCAATCTGCCCACTTAACTTTAGTCTTAGCAAACAAGATACAGCCACATTTTTTACAAACCTCTACTTTAGGAATCATAAATGGGCATTTTCTGCATATTTCCATTCTTTTCTTAGGATCTGTCTCTCTTGCCATTACTCTAATAGTTTATCTACAACATCAAATAAGTCAAATTTCACGTTTAGCTGTTGCATTACCTCTACTAATCTGAATAACTGGTAGGTACACACACCTAACAATACTAATGTCCCTACAGATACTGCCTTAAAGAACATTATTCTTGCTTTTCTCTTGCTCATACCTCTACTACGCTGTTAGTAGATGATAGTTAACACCGAAATAGTCAGTAAAGCAAAAAATAACGTAAACATAACACCGTACATTGCACCTTCAATAAAATCTTTCATCTTTGTTTTTTACAATTATTACAATTCTCTTTGTGAACAAGTCCAGATGCACCAGAACCTCTCTTTATATAGATATACTCGCAATCGTCAATAGTATAGATATAAACACCTCCATTAATATATTCTTCAAGTAATTCAGTATTTGCTCTTCCTGAGTTTAATGCTTTTACTTCTGTTTCAGTCTCAACATTAGAGCAAGATGCTAATAATATTACTCCTAAAATTCCTAATACTTTCTTCATAATCTTTGTTTTGGTTTAATAACCTTTGTTTTGTTACAAAATTCTTTTAAAATAACCCCATTTTTATTACAAATGTTTCTATTAGACTCTGTTTTATACCTGTTCTGATATAATTACCACGAAATCAGCGTAATTATACCCTTTCGGTGTGATTATTCCCATCTTAATAATGAATGAGTTATGTGAGCATTATAGTTATCACCATCATACTGTGTATCGCACATCCATTTAGCGTGTTCTAGGCTGTATATTCTCACCTGTACAGGGTTAACTCCTTCAGACCATCTAATTACTGCTTGACCGATCTTATCAATGAACCAATCTAATTCTTTTAATTCTCTCATATTTGTTTTTTTATAAATTCAATTAATTTCTTTCTGTTACCAAATGTATATATTTTATCATTACCGTTAAATGACAACTCCCCAGACTCTGGTTTAACCTTCATGTTTTTAATATAAAACGTCTTTTGTTTTCTCTTAAATTCAATATCTCCAAGTTCCTTCTCAAAGTTATCTGCTGTTGTCCATCCTCTAGCAGCTTTCCTCTTTTTTCTTTGCTTCATTTCCTCTTTCATGCAATGACAAAACAACTTGTCGTTACACCCCCCTACAGGACACTTAATTTCTTCCATAATTTTACTGTTTTGTAACCTTTTTATAATTAAAGAGTATTTACGTGCGCACGGTATTACTTTATTACTAGTAATAATATACTATTAGTAATAACATAAGAAAAAACTAAAGCAAAAAAGATTTTCCCATATCATTACTCTGCTATTACAATACTACAAAAAGTATTTAATTGTTTCAAATGTTTTGTATAAAGTTTTAGAACCCAAAAAAATTATAAAGGCTTTGTAACGAGTTATGGGAGAAAAAATATTGTATGGGGTGTAGTACATTTCAGGATATGTTCAGAACGCAAAATTAGACTTCTAGACTCTGAAACCCTTATCACCACTGCATTACAGCCAATACCTATTATATTTTGTCTTATAATTAGTATTATGTTAAATAGAAACTAAAACGCCTTGTATTACTGCATTACAGAAGATTCTAAGATTCATAGATACTAATCCAAGTGCTATTTTGACAATATGTCATGATTGTAAAGGTTTTACATTAAGTTTTTTGTGCATGGAACAATGCAAACCAAATAAACCTTAAACTTATTCGAGAATACCCTTTTTAGACGTTCTAAGCCACTTTCTATATAATTTGATATACTTATACCACTTGACTAATTTAAGTTCCTTATATGGCTTGTTTTGCCTGTATTATTATTGACTGGATTAGGTTAATACTACGTAAACTGTTGTAAGGTATTGAGTTAGAACTACTTATATAGATTTAATACTTAATACTTATTATAAGCTATTTTAAAGGCTTTTATTTATAGCTATTGATACATAACATTATAGAAACAAGAAAAGCCCTTAAACGGGCTATAATGTACTTTAAATAAAAAAGCCCTACTAAATTAATAGTAAGGCTTATAATAATGTTTTATTTGTTGGTTTTATTATTCTAGAATATTTTTCATTAGAATCAATGTTTGCATATTTTTATCATCAATCTTTTGATTCATCCATTCATTAATAATTGCAAGCTGTTGCTTCTTACTCAATCCTAGCAATGTCCATTCTTCAATTTTTTTCAATCCGTAATTTAAGTTTTCCATAATATAGTTTTTTTAGTAGTGTTTTAAATGGGGCTTTCGCCCCTTTGTTTATTTCTTTATAATTCTATTTAATGCTTTATCAAAGTCACTTCCTTTAGTGTATGTCTTTATAAGGTTACATTCTTGCTTTTCTCTCATGTAAGTGCTAATAATTTTCCATTCGCTAGAATCAATCCTCTCTATCTTTTGAATCGTATAACCTTTATAAGTTACCTGAAATTTCTCCATAGTAGCGTTTTCTCCCACTTTGTTATTTATTAATTCTCTTTTGATTTCGATAGCGTTTTTCATAGTAATTTTTTTTTGTTGTTGTAAAGATAGTAATTATAATTAGTATTACATAATTTTTGTAATAAAGGTTACAATAGTATATACAATTTTAGGGCTAATCTTTTATAAAAAGCCCTGTATTATTGCATTACACAAAAGTAATTTTTTTTTACTTTTTTATTCTTTACATAGAATCCAATTTAATAATTGTATTTTTTCCTCTAAAGTTTCTATTCTATTGTAATAAAATTCAGTTTTATGCTTATCGTATCTTATCCATAACTGCTCAATTCTTTTTTCTATTTGGTTTATTCTTTTTTCTATTTGTTCCTTAGTTTTCATAATATCTAATTTTAATCTATGTTAAATAATCTTTGTAATAAGTTTCTATTTTTAAGTTTATTATAGTCTTGTAATAACTTTGTATACTCTTCTAATAAATCCTTTAAAATTGTATCATTAGTATAATATTGTTCCATAGGTAAATGATTCAATACGTGCTCAGGGATGGCAACAAAGTTAGTATTGATTTCTTCCTTTAATAATGTCTTATAAGTATTAACCTCTTCTTTTAATTCTTGCAGCTGTTTGAATCTATGCTCAAATATTGCAAAGTCTTGTTTATGTGTAACTTCATCTTTCATAGTATTATCTATTTAAATTTATATTCAATTGTACCTTCTTTTTTAATGAATCTTTTTAATTCTAACATACTTTGACCGTATACGTTTGAAGGTGTATCATTATTATATTGCCATGATCCATCGTAGGCTAAAAAGCATTTTTTAGTATCATGATTCATTTTGTAATAAACAGAATGCAATTTTATAGTAAAATTTTCACCGTATTTATTACTTGTTTTAATTGTCTTAAAGTGTTTTAATTCGGATAGATTCATAGTATTATTTTTTATTAGTTAGTAATTGATTTATTGTTAGCTCTAAAATATTTATATAAAGGTCGTCGTTGTTTAGTTTATCCCTTAATTGATCCAATTGGCTTAATGGATAACCTTTTTTAAGTTCCTGTATGAATTCTATTATTTTATTATCCATAGTTTATTTTTTTAACTCTATTAAATAAGGATAAAAGCAACCGTCGAAATATTTTAATTTATACTTCTTATTTTTATACTCTATAGTTCCATAAAAGTCTTTACCTATATTATATTTAAATACTTTATCAAATTGCAAATTGAATCTTTTTGAAATAGCTTTTAACGTTCTTAAATCTTTTATTATGTTATACATGGCTAATTAATTTTATTAGGTTAGAAAATTTACTATTATAAACAGTCAAAGGTGACTTATAAACCAGCTTAATACCTTTGTCTATATATTCAATCTCAATAGTATTATTAATTTGTTTATAGCTTATTATTTGCATTGTATTAGTATTTTTTGTTTGTTGTTTATTTTTTCATTTATAGTTGTCAGTTTATTGCCATAAATTTGATTATTATATATATAAAACCAGTTTTGATAAATTGATATACCGTTTATTTTTTTTGTTGTTATTTTCATTGTATCTTATTTTAAATTTCTACTAAAGCATGTTTATATATAGAATAGTAATTATTTCTAATTTCTTTTAATCTTCTATATGTTTCCGTATATCCTTTATTAATGTTTTCTTTATACCAGTCACTATATATATTACACCAGTGTTTTTTAGACTTTTTACAATATACATGTAAATCGTAACATAAAAAGTTTTTTTCGTTACTTGTATTGTAATATTGCCAACTTTCGTTATAGTCTATATATAAGCCTATAGTATTTAATAAAGAATCCATTTCTTGAATACTTATCTTTGTAGCGTATGGCTCAATATCTTTTTTTATATAGTCTAAAGTATTAACTCTTTGTTGTTTTTTATAGCTGTTCATCTTATCTAATTTTAGTATTTATTGATTAAGTAAATTATTTCAAAGTCTGTTTTATTTTTATCTATTTTAGATATTTTACACGACTTAAGTTTATGCGTACCAGTTATATGACATTTATCGTTTAAATCTATATAAAAAAAAGTGTCCTTATCTTTTTTAACCGATCTACTTACTGGTGATGCGAAAGCAATATCATAAGTTGCTTTTTTTCCTGTACTTACTTTGGTGAATGTTAATTTCATAGTATTATAATTTAATAGTTAGTAATTATTTATTTCTTTTAACTGATATATTACAAATTTCTTTTATTTGTCTTATTTGCCACTCCGATACGTCTATATTTTTACTGTTTAATAGTTCAGTTAATTTTTCAATAGATCTTTGTTCTTTTGTTCTTTGGCTTATAAAATTCATTTCAACCTTTATAGTATAATTATTATCTACAGTTATATAGTTTTTTTCTTTAGTTTCTTCATCTAGTATTAATACTCTTTTTAATGCATCTAATTTTATATACATTATATCCTTGAATCTATTATAATATTTATCTGAGTGACTAGGAACTAATTTTTCAATAGTATAATAGTAGTTATCTAAATTTAAATAAAGAGTATAGTTACCGTTATAAGGGTCAATATCATTCGTAGTTTTTGCCAAAAATGAATCTTTACTGTTTAAATTTATTTTTCTTTTGTTCTTAATTTGCTCAGGTAGATAAACCTCAGGGTAATCATTATTAGATCCAAAGTCTTTAAACCAGTTTGTTTGTCCTATCTTTTTGCCTTGTTTATAAAACACAATTGCGTCTATTTTTTTGCCGTTTAAATAGTAAGGATTATAAAAAGACTGTTCCTGTTTAATAGTTGTAGTTTCCATTGTAATAAATTTAATAGTTAGTTAATAGTTATTTTTTGTTGGTTACAAATATATAAAACTTATAATCTATTTTACAAAGTTTTTGTAATAAAGTTTCAATACTAGCTAATTATTTTTTTTTAGTCTCTAATTACTGGATTAAATAAACCTATCTAAACAGGTTAAAAATATCTTATTCAAAAATCCATGTATATACATTAAATACAAGTACATTAAATTACCTGTAATGTACTAATAGCAATAGTTTCATGCAATTACCTTTCTGAAAGCCTTACTATGACTGCGTTTCATGCTCAAAGCCTTGCTATCACTATGTTTGGTGAAATTGTCAAAAAGTCAGGGGGTCTGAAGTCCGACCACCCTATCTACATTAACCGATTTTTCAAATATTTCCAGCACTTTTTAAGAAAAAAAAAGGAGCAGAAAATTTATCCACTCCTAAATTAATTTGTACTCACCTACATAGACAGACCTCCAGAAAAAACAGCTTGGGGAAAATAGGTTGAGACTTAGAGAGTGTTGCAGATTCGAACTGCTTGTTTTTTAAAACCGAGAGAGCGACTCTCAAAGGGTTCAGCCAACACCCATAACACACTCACCGATACGTCCAGTATACTGATCGTCTGCATAAAGGAGCGTCCAACGACCATTCATACTCGCATACGTATCTGTACTTCTTTAATAATAGCTTAACTCCTCTACCTGTATAAACTCTTCAATCATACCATTCCTTCCATACTTTACCTGTACTAACACAGATAAACTTGGATTGTGTGATGACAGCCATAACTCCCATACACTTTTATGAGAGGTGTTATAAGCGTCTTTATAGTATTCGAAGGTATCTGTATGGGTAGACATGATATCTCCCGTTAGAGAGCATTTAACAGCGTATTCTAAGTCCATTATAGAATAATCTATCATTGTTACTTCTAAAATCTCTAGTCTAGTTGTTCTTGGTAGTTCCATGTTAGTCTATTTTATCTGCTATTAATATTGTTTGAAATGTTGAGGTTCTTAAATAATCCTCTAGTTCTTCTATTGCATCCAAATAACAATCTGCTTGGTCTACAATCTGATAAATCTCTTCTGATAATGTTCTTAATTTCTTGTCCATAATTGCTTTGTTTTTACTAATATAATAATCTTATCTTATTATACAAAACATTTGTAATAAAGTTTCACATAGGTACATAAAAAAAGGAGTCCACCCCTGAACTCCCCTTTCCTAACTAACTAAAATTACTATGCTTATAAAAACTATTACTCTAATATATAAAAATTATTTTATTATTCTAGTATCTCTGGTAAAGAAATATCATAATCTAAATATTGCATGAACTCTCTTAGTCCATCAATGTCTTTATTGGTGTAGAAAAATACGTGCTTTCTTCTCTTGTCGTAGTGATATTCTGTCTCCAGATGGTTCAATACATCCTTAACATCTTTCATGTCATAGATTATTCTCAACAGAGATTCGTTTACATCATCTTGTTTAACTGCGTATTCTTTCCACGTAGGATCAACTTGGAATACCTCTTGTGGTTTCTTAGATATTATTACTTTATTCGCCATCTTCTTCTCCTTTTATTTCTATTGTGTCTTGTTCTTCAATGTTTTCTATTTGCTTTGGTACTACATAATTTATCTGTAGCTGTCCTCCATCGCCTTCTTGTTTTATCTCTTGTCTTTCTGTGTATCCTCTGTTCTTTCCTTTAGTCTTTAGATACATCTTAACAAGTTCCGTTTGGTTTTTACTAAGCTGCTTATCATCGTCTAGGATAGCATCTATTAGCTTCTCCTCTACCTTATCTAGTTTAGTTTCTTCCATTGCCTCAATGACCTCATCAGACTTAACCTTGAAGTCATCATCTTCTCTTCTATACTTTTGGTACGTAGAGTAGGAAACAACGCCTTCTATTGCTTTGCTAACTAATCCTTTATTGCTAGGCATACCAAGATTCTTTAGTATCTCCCTTTTATTAGCCTCAACATTAGATAGACCTTTGACAGCCTCAGCCTTGCTTACCTTACCCTTTTTCTCGTACTTGTTTGGCATATTAGAATGGCAGATCTCCAACAGTATCTGGTGTTGGTGTTGCTACAGTTACTTTTTCAAACGATGCTAAATTAAGATTGATGAAGAACTTATCCTTCCACTCATTACCTTGAACAAATGCTGTGAACTTTACCTCATCACCTACATTTAGTCCAGCTTCAACAGCAGGTGCTAACTTAGTAGTGGCTGTAAGTTTTACAGGATTGTCATACTCTCCATTCTTGCAGTTTACTACAAACTCAATCTTCTTAAAATCTCCTTTTGTGAACGTGTCAAACTTTTTGACTACAGTTCCTTGTGCTTCAACTCTCATAATTGTCTAGTTTACTAATAATATATAAATAATCTTTCTTTGCTTTTTCATCAGTATGTATCCAATTGTCTACATAATTGATACTAAAATTAATACTTGTATCTGTCTTTTCAAACTCCCAACACAAGTTATTTACGGAATAATTGTAATGTTTGTTAAGGATGTAAATGACAAAACGTCTAGCAGTCTCAATTTCGGTAAACCACTTTGCAGAAAACAACTCTAGATATTCTATATCAAAGCAATCTGCAACAGCTAAACTCACCTTATCAATCTTGTCCATCAGTTCAGGCATACATTAATTTTATCATCCAATAATAGTTCTACGTCTAAACTGTTTTTAAATATCTCAAACTCTTCAGGGTCAAGTTCCAATAAATTAATCCCAGACATCTTAACAGCTAAGTCAAACCAATCATACTGTTCTGACAGACAATAGCTACTATCATATTCCAAAGGTGTAAGTTCCGATTCTGCTAAATACAGGTCATCTTTGTACACGTACTTTACTTTTAGCTTAATGAAAGCTATAGAATCTACCATTACCCTTTGTTTTACCATTCTTTTACGTCTTTTTTTGTCATTGTGTTTGCCAAATAATCTTGTATAGAACGCCTAACTATATGTCTTGTAGTGTCATGCTTGTCTGCTAACTTATCGTAGCTTATACCTAGCTTTAACCAATCTTTTACAATAGCCATTTTCTTGTGACCTGTAACTTTCTTGTATTGTACTCTCATTAGTTGATGTCTTTTTTGTCTATGTCTCTAGTTAATGCCTTGTATAAGTTCTCAACATCTTCATGTATGTCTTGCTTCATTTCAGTAACAAGCTGCGATAGTGCTAGTCCTTCGATTGCCATACCTACTAAACTGTTTATAGGTAGTTGCTTGAGATATGCAATTCCAGCTTCATTCATGCCAATTAAATCTTCTGCATACTTCTTTAATTCTTTGTCTGTCATCATTATTATTTGTTTTTGTTATATCATATCTTCACACCAAATTGGTGTCTTATCTCCTACCCAAGCACCTAAAACATTGTAATTAAAATAATCAAAAGCATCTTCAAAACTCATTTCCTTCATCAGAATTGTAATACATTTCTCTACAGAATATATCAATCTCATGCTGCTTTCTTCTATACCAATTACGGCATCATCAAATCCATCTGCTTTTAGTATTTCTTCGTCTCTATAGGTGTCTACTATGTCTTGTAATAATCTACTCATAACTATTCTATGGGTTTTATTGTGAATTGTATTCTTGGATTCTCTTTATCTAATGCTTTCTGTGCTACTATCTTAACACACTTGTTATCATTCCTAATTGTCTTAGTCTTTTGTAGACAGTCTAGTATGATTTTTAGGCTGTTATCTAAATCTGCACGTTGTGAGGGATAGAAAACATCCACGTAGAACTCAAAATAAGACGTTATGTCGATGTTTCTCAGTTCAGGTGGTAGTTGTATATAGAACGACTCCTCATAGTCCTTTAAACGCTTTGTTTTAATTAGACGTTTATGTGCTATCATGTAGCAATTAGACTTAGATGGAGTATTGCCTTTTATTGTTGCGTTGTACTGTGTCATATAATGCGTTTAATCTTTTCTCTATCTTCTCAACTTTGTATTTATAGTCTCCGTAGTAAGCATTACCCTCAACAGACTTACAAGCGTGTATAGCTGTGGAATGGTCTCTACCAAATAAAAGACCTATATCTCTGTAGGACATATTAGTAAACTTCCTAAGTAGATACATACATACTTGTCTAGCATCTACTAAATTTCTTAATCTTGTTTTGGATTGCATCTTCTCCAGAGTAACACCATAAGACTGACAGACATCATCAATAATTATGTCGTGTACTTCTCCATGCTCTATGAGTTGAAACTTGTTTTGTAGTTCTTCCTTTGTGTGTGTTTCAATTAGTTCTAGTGCTTTTCTTAGCACTTTGTATTCTGTTACGTTATCCATGTGTTTCTTTTAATCTGTCTATTGCTTCTACTTGCATCTTTCTAATTTTGTCTAACATTACCTTTGTCTCTGGCTTCTGATGCTTTGTGTATTGTTTTAATAAATTTAGTTCTAGGTCTATTAGTGCCTGAACTTTCTTCCTTTTTGTGTATAAATTTCTCATGCCCCACACCCTATGCACTCATAGTCACTATCCTCTGAGCCGTTATTGTTAAAGATATTAACGCCACTTTCAATTTTTTCCAGATTACTTACATATTCTTTTGTTAACATTTTCATCTCTAAAATTGATTCTGCTTTTAGCGTATCTTGATAATATTTTTCTTGTAGAAAACGCCTCATGGAAAACTGCTGTTCTTGTGTCATTTTTTTTGTTTTATCTAAATAAGTGAATAATAATTATATTACAAAGTTTTTATAATTCTTTTTGCAAACCATTTTTCCAATCAATGTATTTTTCTTGTAATGGTGAATTTCCATAGCTGTCATAAAAGCTGCCAAAACCATTCTGTCTGCTTAATGTTAGTTCAACAGGAATACCTAATGGAGTAGGTCTACCACCTGACCATGTCTCTTTAACTTTCTTAACATGAATCTCTGTTATAAACTCTCTTCCTTGCATTTGCACGTAACGATGTACTACGATAAAATCATCTGCTTTGTTGTCGAACATAACACCATTCTCGATGTCAAATTTCTCTGGTACAGTTGGATGTCCTTTGAACTCACCATCTTGGTGTATCTTCCTAGCACCAATTGTTCCAACGTGAGTATTTAGAAAGATTGTACAGTTCTTTTCTCCACTCCATTGCTTGAACTTAGAGATTATTTCATAGTGATAGTTATAAGGACTAGTAGAAAACTTAGGTGGTATCTTCAGGTGATTGTACGGATCAATCATCATGCCTTTGTACTCTCCTGTTTTCATTAATTCCTCAGCTAAAGTTAACAGTTCTTCTGCTGTAATTAAGTCGTTTACTTTAATGATTTTAAAGTTATCATCTACTAACTCCATTAGTTTCTCTAACTCCCAATCAGATATATCTTCTATTTTCTTTCCTGAAATAAATTTTACTAACTCTTGACGTATAGAAAACGACTCATTCTCTCCAGAGAAAACAATCCACTTCCAACCATGTAGTCTGTTTGCTAGTGCCATTAAGAACCAAACAATGTAGGACTTACCAACATTTGCTCTACCCATAATGACATTGAATTTACCTTCCTTAAATCTAAAGTATTCGTCTAAAGACTTATAGCCTGTCTCTTTGCCTATCTCTACTTCTCCTCTTCTTAGCTTTTGGATAAAGTTCAAATCCTCTTGCATATTTGATACAAAGCTAAGTGCTGGGTACTTATCCAATATTGTCTCTTTTGGTTCTTCTAGAGTAGGAATCATTTCCTTTGGTAATGGTCTACCCATACCATTCTTTAGTCCATCTTCTAAGTCCTTAACAGCCATTTCAATGTCAGAAGTACCATTCTTTATGACAGCTTCTTTTAGTTCTGCTAGTGCATCATCATAGCTAATTAGACCTTCAGCTACTAAACCACCAGCATAATTACCTGCTGCTACTCTTCTGTCGTGTAGATTGCCATCGCCACTTCTAAAAATCATTCCTCTGATTCCTTCCATGACATCAATCTGTGCTAACTCAAATTGCTTTGGAGATTGATTTATGTAGATTTCAGGATCGTAGGACTCAAAACAGGCTCTTGATATATCCTTACACTTGTCATCAATGTTGAGGTATTTTAAATCATACTCTATCTGTTTGTAGATTTGCTTGTACTCTTCATCCTTTGTTGTTGGACTAATCTTTGCTAGTGCTTTTACTCCATTACCAGATGGTGATTCCCACGTTGCAAGAATATAATCTCTGTTTTTGAGTTCATTCTTTGCATAGCTTACATCAATATCATCAAAGTCTAAGACCATTAAACCACTAGACTCAGTACAACTAGCGTTCTTACGTCCCTCAAATACTCCTGAGTATGACCACGAGGGTAATTTTTTCTTTAAATTGTCCTTGTTCTTCTTTAGTTCTTTGTAGTCTTTTTGTCCTTGTTCTGTTGACCTATCGCATTTGTCCATCTCTTTTTGCAACATTCTAATCTCTACTACTGATTGCCGAGATGAACCTTCTTTTATTCTGTCAAACGATACTTGTATGTCTTTGTGGTGTACGTCTGTTGGTTGTAGCACACTTGGGGTTACTGTCACTTTACTCATATTAAAATAATGCTTGTTGTGCTGAATGTTGTTTAAATCTTTTGAATGCTGAATTAAAGTATTCTTCATCAAGTTCACAAGCTGTCAGATTAAATTTGTAATCATGACAAGCTAAAGCAATACTTCCAGAACCTAAATGTGTATCAAGAATCTTATCACCTTCTTTAGCATAATTATCTAAAAGCCACTTGTATAATGCTACTGGTTTTTGTGTAGGATGGATTCTTGTTTCCCCACTATTAATTGTGCCAAAACCATTCCACCAAATATCTATCATCTTTGGTACACCTTTTTTTGAGCAATAAGCAAATTCAGTATCACTATATTTTGGATTTTGGCTTTTACCCATTTTATACCAAGTGATATAGTTAGGCATATTCCCAATGTGTTCAGTAAAAAAATTAGCACCCCACACTATTTGATTTTTAGATACCCTTTTAAGTTCAGTAAAGTATTCAATATTTGGTATTTCAGAATCCCAGTCTTTTTGTGTATATTCTTTTTTAATAAAAGAAAACCCCTTTGCTTCACTTAAACCCCACTCTTTACTATTACTACCATTTTTTGCTAAATCAATCCCATAAGGAGGATCAACAATAGCCAAATCAAAATGGTTATCTGAATAACGAGCCATTAGGGACATATTATCCTCGTTTGTTACTTTTATTTTATCTGTCCAGTTCATTATTTCTTTTTTAAAATATATCTCTTACTGTTCCTACGTCTTTTGAATTTCTTTCTAACCATTTCTTATCTTGCTCAACTTTTTCCTGTCCAACTATCTCATCATTCCAAGATTCATTGTTGAGATAAGTAGCAGGTCTTTTCCTAAATTGCTTCTCTGGTTGACTAGCAATATACATTGGCACATGATCTTTTATTTTCTGTCTGTCTTGCTCAGAGATACTTGCATATTTCTTTTCCAATTTTGTCTTACTACCCACCTTGAAATCATACAGATTCCAAAAATCATCAAAGGACAATATACTATTATTATTATTCTTATCATTCTTAGTTGTTGTTATTTGTTTGTTATTTGTTTGTTGCTCGTTTGTTACTCGTTTGTTAGATTGCTTGTTATCATCTTGGTACTCATTGTACTTAACTACTTGAATTACAGTATGTTGTGACGTACTTTTGATTGTTAATTCGTTTGTTAATTTTTTTAAACAAGTTCTAACTTGCTGAACAGATAATTTTGTCTCATTTGAGAGGTTTTGTAGTGAAGTAACAAACTCTCCTCTCTTAATGACAGACCCTCTCCAGCTTTTATCTGAGTGATTTGCTTTAAGGATGCAATGAAGGAACAGACGAAAAACATTTGGTTCATCGTACCATTCCCATTCTAATAATCCTCTGTGTAATTTTATCCAACCTTCCATTTCAATTAGTTTGTATATAAAGTTAAAAAAAGGGAAGCTACTTAATTTCACTTCCCTAAGAACAATAGACTAAGAATTTAGTTTTCCTTGATATGTATCTATGTTAATCATAGTTTTCTTTAAAATATCCTCGACAACTATCTTATAGCCATCAGAGTCCTCCCCAGCGTTAATCCAGTTATAAACTGTCTTGAGGCTGCATCCTTTAGCTTCTGCAAACTCTTGTGGGTTTAAGTATTCAATGTTTCCAATCTTCATAATTCAATGTTTTTGTAAATGTAATTCAAATAGTTTAATCTACATAGCTTTGTCCTAAATATTTTTCGATTTCTACTTTCTGCACCCACCATTTCTTTTCTTTGGTGTTTAGCTTTTTAAATGCAGACTTAACAGCATAATCGTCCAATTTAAGAGCATCTATGTCTTTTCCCTTAGCTACTACACCTTCTACCTTCCTAGTGATGACAGACTTAATCTTTTTAGTGCCTATATCAATAGAAAAGTAGAATGTGCATAGAAATATTGACCTGTTATTGTACACCTTTGTATTTCAATCTTCTTTTTAAAGCATCGTAAGCAATGTCAATGTTATAGTCTCTATACAATATCATCTTAATTGCGTGTGCTTTTACTTCTAATGTTGTGTTTCTTGTGTTAATGACAGTTTCCATTACTTTATCAATAATATCAACTATCTCATAATCTGATTGTTCTTTCGACATTGAGTTGTTTATTTAGGGTTGTTATATAATCTCTACACTCTGCCACTCTGTCGTATATCTTCTGTATATCTTCATTATTTCTTTCCACATTAAACACTTTTATTCTGTACTTCCCTTCTAAATGGTCATACTCATAAGGAACGTCTGTCCATTGATTCAATAAATCATCTGGTGTTTCCATTAGTGTATAAACCAACTGTGCTTTATCTAGGTTAGTAAGTGCCATATAGCCTTGTAGCTGCCAATAATAGTCCTTAGTAGGAATCTTATCTTCAAACAGAGGAAAAGTCCAATGATCCCAGCTATTCTTAATATCAATAACAACACCGTTATGTATTAAGTCAGGAGTACCTGTCATAAACTCATTCTCATACTTAACATCGTTTTTAACTAAGAAACCATGTCCAGCTTCCTCTGAGAAATAGTCAATAGCATCATTCTCCATGTCTAGTCCTTTCTGAGTATACTTGTTACCCATAAACTTTTGACCTCCATAAATCTGTTCTTTCATCCATTCCTGAACGTATGCCTCTGTAGTCTTACTAAGAGGGTTACTTTTAGTCCTACTATTAGTCATGATTTGACCAATAGCAGAACAGCGTATTTTAAATTCTTTCTCTTTCATATCCATGCTTTTCTAGTAACTTAATTGATTCTCATCCTAAAATCTCTGCTCTATCTTTCTCTGTGTACTGATAAGTCTCTAACTTAGCAACAACAGCCTCAATTTGACCTTTTTCTATTGCTTTCTTCATAGCAGTCTTAATCTCAGCAGTTAGCTTCTTCTTAACAACAGTTTCTGTTTTACCATGAGTGTTAGTAGCATCTGCATCTTTAGTATCGTCAATTAAGAACATTCCATTAAGGGCGTACTTTCTTGCGTATGAACTCGATGAACCGAAACTCTGTGCAATATCCATCCCCTTTCTGTTTGGATCAATACCTGCTTGTGCCGTAGCCGCAATCCTGTCATTTTCATACGAAACCATAACTGTAGATTCAACATACATATAATTACCAATTTCATGTACTTGGTCGGCAATAGTGATAAGTAGTCCATGCTTAACTAATAATGGTTTAACAGCTTCTAAAATGTCCTCACAACTTCTGTAGTTATATTTACCGAAATTGTTTCTCTGATTTTTTGGTGCTTTGAGTTCCTCTTGAACCTTTAACAACCTAGTTTGTAATTCTTTCATAACACTAAGTTATACAATTTATTTGTAATTAGGTTACATTTACTAGAAAAAGTTTGTACAATAATATTTATTTATTATTATTGTGGAGTAATATTTTTTTTAACGCTATTTTTTTGACTAATTGGGAGAATCGCATAGTTCTCCCTTTTTTTATGTAGTCTTTTTCATCTCAAAGAATATGTCTGAGTGTTTGATTGTATTGCTATACTTAGGTACAATCTGTACAGAATATCCAGAGTAGCTGTCTCCAAAGTTATGTTGCACCCATGCAGATGGTGGAGCAAAAGTCATATAGTTTCTATAGTCAAACTTTCTAGTCCTTTGATAACCTACTTGGTGTAAGTCTCCTTTCTCTACATGAACATACTTAGACCTAATGTTATAGTGGTCTATATAGTCATTAATAAAGTTTATAGTCCTATCATTTAACACTAGAGGCAGTCCTCTCTTCATGTGCTTGTTGTCTTTACCATGTGTTAGTATGAAGCAATGGTCGCCCCACACAAAGTGTTCCATGAACTTCTCTAACAGAGCAAACTCTACATTCTTAGCACCACTACACTCTATCATGTATTGTACTGTCTTGTTGGCTATCCATCCAAAGTCTCCTGAGTGATTACAGTTAGATATAGACCTAATTACATACTTCTTGGCAACACCAGACTCTAATATTCTTCTTATTAGATGATATTTACCTTTTACATAAGTATCAAATGCAAGTTTATTATCCATGTTCTGGTCTAACTGATGTCCACCTCTTGTAGTCTGTCCATTCCACCCATCAAGACCATCTCCTAAGTCATCTAAAACAAATAACTCAAACGTACCATTCTCTCTATACTCTTGTATGATACTATCATATACAGAATTTAGGTTCTTGTTAAATATATCTGCATTATATTCATAGGAAAAAAGGCTTTTACCATTAGGATTAGGGTCTAAACCTACGTGAATATCGCTTAAGACGACTTTTAAGGCACTTTCGAAGGCAATGTCATTGGAACGTACCTCTAAAGGCTTATAATCGCTTAGAATCTCTCTAACGGTATCTTGTATATCTTCTGTTGTTAATGGTGATTCGCTATCTTCTGAGATACGAACTGACATATTAACACCATTATACTCTCCCTTATGCCAATAACCATCTACTTTAGATACTGGTATGCCATTAGCCTCACAGTATTGTTCTATTGCAGAGTTATCTGTTCTGTTTAGGAATCGTTTAATGTAGTTTCTTAGTGCTTGAAATGTAGAAGGGTCTAAACCAAACTCGGTATAAATCATTCTAGCAATATCAGACTTAGACCTATCTTTGTTTTCTAAGATAAAGTCATTATAGATTGCCCACTTACTTCCCATCTTTCTACTGTAAGACTTCTATTAGCTTATTGTACACTTCTTGGTCTATCTTATCAAAAGCATAGGCAATACCAAACGCTACAGACAATATAAAACTAATGAATCCTGACAGTCTAATGTAGTCTACCTGTCCTTCAGGAGTGTCTGCTGGGTCTTGTTTATTCTTTTTAATTGCATTATGTAAATGCTTAATGTCTTTAATACCAATACCAAATCTTTTAGCAAGTTTTGCACCTGCCTCAATAGCCATTATGATTTTCATTAGAAAAATATTTAAGGTTTAACAATATGTATTTTATTATCTCCTGTCCATGCACAGTCAAAGTGCATCCATGTAGGAGCAAACTCTCCATCTTCGATTCTAGTCAGTCCTTCTCTAAGGAATATGTCTTGATTATCTAAGATGTCTTGTCTTATTTCGTCTGGTGTAGCGTTCTTACAATTAATGTCAAATGCTCTGCCATATTTATGCTGAGAAAACATTCCCCCTACTGTGCAGTTAGGAGGTCTGAACCCTCTGTATTGCAAGTTGCCACTTTGTCTCCAATTATTGACCGTAGTGCTGCCATATCTCTCTCTAAAGAACTGTAATAACTTAACAGTATCTTCATCCAAAAACCTTTGTGAAAAGTCGCCAAACCTTTCGTATGTAGTTTTATCTACTAGTTCGTGTAAATAGAAATTCTTAGTTACTTTCATGTTACTTATCTCTTTTATTCTTTAACTGTTCCTCTAGTCTATCTATATGCTCTCTATTGTATCTTATATTAGTTTCTATAACTTGTATGTTAAAAGAGTTTTGACTATCTTCTAGTCTTTGCACCTTTTCTGTTAGTGCCTCTACAGAGTATTTATTATGATACCATACACCAAGAAGTGAAGCTAAGAAAAAACATATCTTAACTACAATTGCTAAACTTATCTTTTGGTCTGCTATACTCATTATAATTGTATGCTAGATGCCTTATAAGTATTTGATTCTAATAGAGAGTCTATTTGCATATTGCCCATATAAACTCCAATAATATTATCTATAACAGATTTATCTGATTCTGTTACGTTTACATAAATAACATCTAAATGATATTTATTGTTTTGTTGCTTATCTAAGTTTACTACACAAAAACTTCCTATTGTGTCTAAGTCTGTTATTAATGCGTTTAAATCTATCATAATATAAAGTTTAATAAGTGAATCTTGTTACTGGTCTTGTGTCTTGTCTTGAGAAACTTGTTGGTAAAGAAGATATAGCTTTAGCGTAAGCACCTCTATTGTTAGAACCTACAGAAGTATCATCTACTGCCCACCATTCTCTTCCACTAGAATAATCATCCCAAGCGTTTATCCAAAAAACTACAATATTATCTGTTCCATTATAACAAAAATTACTATTATTAAAACTAAAAGTATGATAATCACCATCCGATAAATTAGGTATCACAAAAGTACCACTTGCTACTAAAGTTTCATCTGTTATACTTAATATGTTAGACATACTCTTGTCGGCAGCAGTTAAACCAATAGGACTCATTGTCCCAGATGGCAAAACAGAATCGGTAGTGTGTGCTATCTTAATATATTGGTTTTCTGGACTATAGGCATAACTTCCACTATATCTATTTGCCAACAATGTTAGTCCAGTAAGTTGTTTTGCAGTTCCCATTTCAGAAGAACTAATTATCCAACAATTCAAACCAAACTCCCAATAGTGATTGATTACATCTGTATCGTATCCATCCCCAACATCTGGTATAGGATCAAAGTTTGTGTTTTGAATAGGGGCACAAGATGAACCACCCATCACTACTTGTTGCATAAAAAACTGCATACTATCCGTAATTTTCTGATACGTTACCTAAATATTCTACTGTTCCACTATCAGATATACAAGTCATTGCAACTACATCAATTGACCCACTTGCAGTTGTTAAAGCGTGTGTGTAGGGAGCAGTCTCCCCTGCAAATTTTACAGAAGAAGGAAAAACTATACTTGTACTATTAGAGCCTTGTATTAATTTAAACAAGTAAGATGCCCCTGCATTTGAGCTTGCAGAACTCAAATCAATAGTTACATTTCCACTAGTAACTCCAGAACAGTCTATTACAATAACAGAACCATCATTATTGAAATTTGGAGATACTGTAGGACTTGCACCAGTAGGAGAAAATGTTGTTACGTCTGTATAAAATTGACGTGCCGTTGCATCTGAATTACATATTAAAGTTCCATAAACTGTAGTGTCACCTTCACCATCTAGTTCTAAACCAGTATAAGTAGTACCAGCTCCACCATTATGTGCTGTCTTAAATATTATACTAGAGCCTTCCTCTCCGTTTTCTATTATTAGGTCATCACTACCACTTTCATAACCTAATAGACCTTTTTGTGCTGTGTCGTGGAAAGTAAAGTAGTTATCTCCAGTACCTGCTGAAGTTTCTAGTCTTGCTATCTCTCCACTACCACTAGCATGAAGTTTAACTTGTGGACTTGTCTCACCTATTCCTACGTTTCCTGCAAAATAGTTGTGGTCATCACTACCTACTTGGAATACTCCATAGCTATTAGTAATTGTACCAGTACCAGTATTATCTCCTAAATATATACCATAGGCATCTGTAATTGTTCCCGTATTTACAACTGCACCCGAATGATAGAATCCTACAGCAGTTCCTAAAGTACCTCCAGTTTTATCATAATTAATGTCAGACGCAACTCCATAAACAGTAGAAGTATGTGTACCAGTAGTATTAATAGTTACTTGTGCCTTAGAACCATGAATAGTTCCACCTGAACTGTCAGTACCACTAACCTCAACAAAATGGAATCCTCCATAACTTGCACCTCCTAAGTCACCACCTCCTCCTGCTTTACCATAAACACCAATAGCACTTTTTGTAGATGCTGTTTGGCTAGTTTGGAAAAATCCTCCAATACCACTTCCACCTGCAGCAGCGTTTACTATTGCTCTATGACCATAACTATTCGCAGCACTTGCTCCCGTAGTTACTGTTGCGTCTACTGCAATATTAGTAGTGTTACTAGCAGTATGTATTACTGATACTGCATCTACTGCTGATGATGTTACTTCTAAATAATTATTCCAAATAAAGTTAGCATCACCGTCAATTGAATTTGCCCCATCAAATACAGCAATTTGATTAGCACTACCACTTGTAGCTGTTACAGCATCATCCCATTGAGCATTACCATCAACATCAATAGCTTTTAAAAACTGCCCAGCTGTACCTGATGTATGATTAAGCTGAAGCTGTCCACCGAAATAGTTTTTATCATCAGCACCATCTTGATATACTCCCCAAGAATCAGTAATCGTACCAGAACCAGCATTATCTCCTAAGTAAATACCATAAGCATTATCTATTGTAGCAGCAGAATCATTACATACTATACCAGTGCTATAAAATCCAAAGGCATTAGTTAAACTTCCACCTACTTTGTTATAGTTTAAGTCTACTGATGAACCAATCATTGATGCACCATGTGTACCAGATGTAGAAATTGTAATAACATTCTGCGAACCATACATAGTACCACCACTTGTATCTGTTCCTCCAATACCAACTACATTGTATGCCCCATAAGCAGCACCTCCTACACTACCTTCAACTGAGCCATAACTACCAAAAGCAGCACCATCTGAACCAAGCACTCTAAACCAACCACCATAGGCACTTCCACCTAATGATGTGTCTACTTTAGAATAAAAACCATAAGCAATAGTAGTATTTGCATTTCCAGTTAAATCCATGTCATGCCCTATTGCTGTACCAGTACCAGATGGATTATGTGTTAAATCTATACCCCTTAGTGATGTTGCTGTCATATCTAATCCAGCGTCCCAAGTAAGGTTAGCATCACCTTCAAGTGTAGTAGAGTTAGTCCAAACCGCAATTTGATTATCTACAGGTGTACCACTTATTTGTGCTGCTCCTGCACCACTAGCAGTAGTTAAAGATAAATCCCAGTTAGTGCTTGTTGCGTTATATATTCTATGTGAACTTGATGTCTCATCGTAACATAAAGCACCATCTTGTGCGTTTACAGAGTTCCAATTCGTACCATCAAACTTTATATGTGAACCTTTAGATGCACCATCCCATTCTTCTAAAGTATAGTAAGCTGTACCTACAGCATCACTTGCCTCGTCATCTGTTGCATCCGATCTAAGTGCATTAGTTATCTCAATATAATCAGAACCATCATTAACAGCACTAATAACAAATGTACCATCATTAGATGAGTTACCATTGCCTGAAGTTACTAAGTAGTCACCAGCAGTAATAGCAGATAAGTTAGGTGTACCATTGAATGTGTATCTAATTGTGTTACCAGATTGCCACGCAATAGTATCTATGTCATATACAACTCCTGTATCATCTAACAAATAAATATCATCCTCTACTTCTGTAGGAGGTGCTGATTGTGGAGATACGTAGTCTAGAGCATTGTCGAAAGTAGTATTATCTCTCCATTCTATCTCACCTGCTGCGTTCTTTATTAATGTTGTTGATGGAGAAGCACCATCAAATCCTTTTGGATTGTGTAATTGTTCTCCTGTTAAGTTTCTGTGTTGATTACTTGCCATATTAGTAGATTATTCCTCCTCTGTAAGAAACGTCATTTAATACATTTTCACCTCTGTTATACGTAGGATAATCTGATTCGTTATCGTGTATATATTCGGTCATTCTCTCTAGTATTTTTAGTCCATTTGAGAAAGCAACTTCCATAGTATGAGATACATCTGTATTAGTTCCTTGCTCACTAAAATTACCGAAAGACCTATTGACTCCTTTAGAGTTAGATTTGATTGCAATATCTAAAATAACATCATGTTTTACAAACCAATACATAGCTGGTACAATATAAGTATCAAATATAGTTTGATTAACAGCAGACAAGCTACTAGCATTGTTTTCTGTAACAATTAAATCATACAACTCCTCAGTCAAGACAGGTTTAATGTGCTTTAGTTGAGTCTGTTCTATAGATGTAGTCTTTATAAAGTTAGGGTCTGTATTCGTGCTTGAGAACGAATTATCTATAACTTGTTGTGCTGTAACGAATTGTGCCATTATTCTAAGTTTATGTCTTGTATTGAATCTATTTCTTCTTGTGTTAGTGCCTCTAGTATGTAGCCATATCTTGGCTCTGCCTCATCTATTGGCATACACAATTTCTCTTCATGTACTATAGCCTCTGATAATTCTGCCCATTTATTTGCTGAATATTTAAATCCATCTACACCTACCTTAGATATAAGATGTAAATGAATCTTCTGCTCTAGTGCATCAAATCCTGCTGTGTCATCTTGTGTAAATAATATTGCTTTCATGTTAGTAAATTGAGTATTTATCGTTTAACCAATCAGAAACTTGTGCAACTTGAGTAGCATCATGCAGTTCTGAATATAATAATGTGTTACCAATATATCCAACAACAGCCCCTCCCCAGAAATTATCAAAATTAAAATCTCCCCAAGTTTTAGATGATGATGAACTATTTACTAAACTACCATTAATATATGTTGATATAGTATCTGTTGAAGTATCTAATGTAAATGTTCTTATTGCTAAATCACCTGCATTTGTAATAGTAGCAAAATGCGTATCTCCATCTGCATCTTGTATATAAATTGTACTATTTGCATATTCAAGTATTCTATTAAAGTTACCATCTGTTGTACCGAAAAGATAACTTATTGCACTAAGATTAGTTTTATCATATACGGTATAGAAAGTAAATGATGAATTTGGCCCAGCAATACTTAGCGTACTAGCAAAATCCATGTGGTCTGCAGCAGCAGCCTTAAACAATCCAAAATTTCCAGTACCTAAAGCATCAGCAGTATATACAAATTGAGAGGATGCAGTAGCTTGTTCTAATGTATTGCCATTACCACTTTGGTCATTTATTTGTCTAATGTTATCACCATCTTCTGCTAATGTACTTCCAGTATCAGAATAAACCTCTGCTTCTACATTAATAAATAACTCTAATCCAGTAGTAATTGGAGGATTATCTCCACCTCCACCTGATTCTACGACAGCCTCTGGCAAAGAAATTCCACCACTACCAAAACTAGTGCTAGATGTGTTTATAGAAAATATTCCGTCACCTTTAACTTTCATATTATAAATATTCTACTGCAATCACCTTTCCAGATGTTGCTGTGTTACAAATAAACTTAACTTCTTCTGTTGTTTCAATGAATGTAGCCTTGTCAGTTTCTACTTGTAGACCTTCATTCAATACAACAGTAACATCACCTAACTCAAGAGTTAAAGCAACGTCTGTCTTGTTTACAACTAACACACCTTTTCTTTTTAAGTTCTCAGCTACTAACTGAGTAGAAGCGTTGTTATAAGCTACCTCAGTTTGACTAGAAGAGCCTGAAGCAGCAGTCTCCATGTAATCTACCAATGAAGCATATAAAGCTGCGTTAGAAGCCTCTGAAGGACTTGAAACATTTTGATAGTTCAAAGATATTTCGTCTCTTTCGTTTGCATCTGAATAAACTTTTACCTTATCGTCTACTAACTTTAGTTTAACATCAGATTTAGGTAATAAATACTTAGTGTTTCCATCTGCAAACTCCAAGTGTGTCGATTTGTTTGTGATAATCCAAGCCATTATTAATGTTTTATTTCTTTTTAATTTCGTTTCTAATCTTATAAACAGTATATATCATTGTAGCTAGTAATACGCCACTATAAAGTACGTCATTTACTAACTCCATGTTTAGTTCATTAGCTATTTTTCCAGCCGTACTACCTGCAAAGCCTAATATTACGTAAATGTCGTTTTTTATATTACCCATTTTACCATTCTTGAACGTATGCTATAGGTGAATTTTCTTCTGCTATTGCAGATATTTCACCTGTATAAATAAATTTACTTGTTAATTCATAGTTTGATCTAGGTGGAATAAATATTCCTTTTAGGTCGTCATCTACTGTAGCAGCTTGGAACTTTATAAAAAAGCCATGATTACTACTATTGCTTACAACTAATCCTCTTCTTGAAGAATTAGCATCTATAATCTTTGTTGATGTGTGATTATCTAACTCTACACCTGCAATTAATGTAGCTGTAGAATACTTATTATTTAGGATAGCGTTTATCTGATGAAAGAAGTCTGCACCATCTGTAAAAGAATAGTTAGTAACTTCATCATACTTAATAACATATTCTTTTGGAGGAGTAATACCAGAATCAAATATGCTAACGTGGTCACCACTTCTCTCTATAGAACAGTTGGTCTTATGTATGCAACGTAAGTCTGCATTACCATCAAAACTTATGTCAATAGTATCTGTATTATCAGTTATCTGTATCGCCATCTTTCTGTTGTTGTGGAGTGTCTTTTTGTTTTCCTCTCAACATTGTTGCTTCTCTTACTTCAGATATTAGCATAGAACCTTTCTCTTCATCTGGATAAGCAGCTAATCCTAGACTGTTCTCTCTAGCTTCATCAACAGTAATAATTGAATTAACGTCAATTAAATCAATAAGTGATACTGGAGATTCATTTCTAAAAGATAATGCCGTAGGGTCAATGCTAGAGTGCATCTCAAGCAAGTATTTAATCTCAGATAAAATGGCATCTTGATTTTCACCAATTACTGTGTTCTTAGCTACTTGATATTCGTTTCTAATTCTCTTAGTATCGAAACCTGTAGAGTCAGCAATACCACTTAAACTTCTGAACCAATTGTGTGCAATAATTAAATCACTATCTGATTGATTGTGTAAGTTAATCCACTCACCTTCAGAGTTTTGTATTAGTGGTGTAAATGTTGTGCCTCCACCTTGCTCTGAGAACTTCCTAGTGATAGCCAACAGCTTTCCTACATTCTCTTCTCCTGAGAACTCTTTAGCTAAGTCTTTCTTAACCTTTTTCATGTCCTCAGCAGACATATCTCCAACTATCTCTAGTACACCAGAGGCTTGGAAACTGTTCTCTAATCTAGATAAGTTCCATCTAGTTGTTTTATACCCTATTGCAGCAGCATCTAAAGCAGCCACCCAGTCAGGTATTCCGTAATCACAGAACTCAGGTTCATATTGCTTAAAGTGGAATATAGCTCTTTTAGCACCATCAATCGTTTCGAACTCAGGATATAAAGGTAACACTTTAGCAAACATTTTTTTGCCTTCATATTGCTTCCAATCAGGGTGAATGATTACATGAGTTCTCTCCTTGTGTATTCTAACTTTAGTTGCATCGTGATGATAGAACTGAGGCTGTCCATTGTCTACCAATACAACCTCTAAATAAGCGTTACCGAAGCTATAATAATCGTTGAATATCTTCTTGAGTACCTTTCTTAAAGATTCTCTGTTATTATTTACTTGCTTAATAAAGTTTTCTAAAGGAGCATTACCTTCAGTTATGAACCCTCTACCTAGCGAGTAAATAACTTTATTATTTAAGATACTTCTGTGAGTAGATGCTCTCCTATTAAGTATAGCTAATCCTTGTGGAAATAAGTTGTCTGTACCAAAAGATATATAATCTAATGAGTTATAATCTACTTTACTTGGCTCTTTTATAGTAGAAGCACTAGTAGTAGAGATTACACTAGACGAAAAACTTGTTTCTTTAGGATCGTTGTCGAATTGCTTATTGTCCTTCTCCATCTTCTGATTTTTCAGAGTCAGCCTTACTGTCTACCTTTTCTACGAAATTTAAACCTGCATCATACAGTTTCTTGAGTTGCTTTTGTGAACATTCGTCTAACATATAAACGCCTTCAGGTCTAACAGTTTTTAAACCTTTATCTTTGTATTCATCTATTACGATATACTTACTAGCCATAATGTTTATTTAAAAGTAAAGAAAAAAAGGGAGAGCAATACCCTCCCCTTAATATTAAATCAATGAAGCAAGAGTTACAGAACTTGGGTAACACTTCTCATCAGACATAGCAGTTAAAGTAATTACAGAACCAGCTTGGTCTGTTAACTCTTTACCTGTTGTTTGTGCTTCAGAAGCTAATTTTAGTGGTCTTTCTAACTGTAAGTTTTCAGACCATCCTATTACGTGATGTAATCCGTTAGTATCTAAAACGATAGCAACCATTCCACATAAGTTCTCTCCGATTTCTCTAAGAGCAGCAGCAGTTGTTGCATTGTTCTTTCTAACGTAAAACTCTAATTCTTGAGTATATTTTAATGAACCGTTTACTAATTCACCATTCTCTCTCCATTCAGCAGAATCTTGCTCAACTTGAATCTCAAAAAAAGTAGCAGCACCATTCATAGTGATAGTATCAATAGTACCTGAAGTTTGAGAGATAGTAGTAATATCAGCAACGTTCGCTAAAGCAATCCTTTGTATCCCTCCACTATTTGGGTTACAATCTTTTGCTAATCCAGCCGTTAATGCCATAATATTATTATTTAAAAGTTTAGTTTAAAAAAGTAAGGAAGGAGTCCGAAAACTCCCTCCTCGCCATGAAAGAATATACTAGTAAGCAGCAACTATGTAATCTTCGTGAATGAACTGAGTACCAGCTTTGTACTCAACTCTCATGTGTCTGTTTTGAGTTAATTTCTCATACCAAGACTCAATCTTAGTATCGTCAGAAATTCCATCTGTTCCTACAACTAAGTTTCTAGGAATAGTGAATAGGATTCTGTGAGGTCTAACTCCGTTGAAGTCAGCTTCGATATGCTCATCCCACTCAATTCTCTCTACGATTGGAATACCTCTGAACGCTTTAACTCTTTCTCCATCTCTTAAAGTGAAGTAAGCAGCATCAGAACCATTTAAGTCCTCGATAGTGTCGATGTAGTTATCACCAACAGAACCTGTAACCATGATTCTTCCTTCTTGTACCATTAATCCTTTTAAAGATGCAGGCATTTTAGACCACATTGCTTTGAAAGCGTTTAAGGCAGCATCAGTTTTTAACTCAGCGTTCTTAACGTTAGCAGTAGTAGTAGCAACATTAGAATCCATTGCACCAGTAGAAGCATCAGCAACAACTTGTTTCATACCAGCAACACTAGCAGTAACAACGATGTCAGTAGCAGTACCAGATACAACTAATCCACCTTCTCTAGCAGCAACAGTAGCAGCGTGAGATGCAACGAAGTTAGAGATAGTAGTAGCGATGTTAGTATCGAAAGCCTCTGTGTAAGATACACCATTGATAGATAATCCTAAAGCACCAGAACCACCTGTAACAACTCCTGTGTCAACTTGTGCAACAGCAACTGTATCTTGGTAAGTAGCAGAGTTTAAATCTAATTTCTGTGCAGCAGGGATATCTCCAGCATCGAAAGCCTTGATGATTCTTGGGAAGAATCCATCGTACTCTTTGTAGTCAGCATCTAAAGTTCCGTTAGGTGCTTCTGATGCTCTTCCTTCTTTTAACACATCTCCTAAGAAGATTTGTCTTTGGAAGTCTCTTGCTAGACCAGCCATGTAAATATCCATAGCAATCTCTTCAAATAACCCATCACCTTCAGCGATGTCGTTTTCGCTTACACCTTTAGCTAATAAAGACTCTTTTACGTAGTTTAAGAACGCTTTACCGTTTTGAGCAATCTCAGCCTTCATATCAGCTACAGATAAAGTCTTTTGTGTAATAGTAACTCCAGTTGAAGTTGTGAAAGCAGAACCTTGAGCATAAGCCTTAGTAATCTTGTCTAAACTGTCAATGAAGTCTAATTTTTCAGAGTTCTTGATATCTGTTCTTACAGTTACGATTTCTCTGATGTCCGATTGAACGAACAAAGGTTTGATAAAATACTCTCTAATTGACTCTTTTGAGTAACTAAGAGAATGTGACATTAAATCAGCCATGTTTCTTAAATTGTTTTGTTAAAAATTAATTATTTACTTGTCTTTTTTTGGTTCTTTCTTTTCTGCCTTTTTAGGTGCAGCTTTTTTAGGTGCAGAACCACCAACCTTTTTTGCTCCGTAAGCCTTTTCGAAGTTAGGGAAGTCAGCCTCTGGAATCTCAGCTTCTCTCTCTACGCCTCCTACTTTGAACTTAATTTTAATGTTTGCCATAATTGCTCTGTTTAGTTTATCCTTTAATATCCTTGAAGAAGTTCAACAAAGCCTGTTGGTTGTCGCTTAACTTTACTTCCTCTCCTGTGATTGATGGGTCTTGAGAACCTTCAACAGCAGTAGGCTTTACAGATAAAGCATCTAACTCAACTTGTTTTGCATCTAACTCAGCTTGTAAAGACTTAACTTTCTCTCCTAACTCAGCAAGAGCATGAGTGAAGTCAGCTTCTTTTGTGCTAAACTCTTTTACTAATTCTTCTCTTTCTTCTTCGAACTTCTCAACAGCTTGTGCGATAGCCTCTTGAGACTCTTCAGTAGAGAACTCTTCAGTTGTTGCATCTTCTGCAACAGTTGCTTCTGTAGCTTCTTCAACTACTTCCTCAGTCACTACTTCTTGAGATTCAGCAACTTCTGTATTCTCAACTTCCTCTTTTGCAGAAAACTTAATTCCAACAGAAGAAAGAACGTCAAGAACTTTTTCGCTAAATGTTTTTTCCATTTCTTGATTTTTTTGTTTATAATTATTTTCCATTTCATTAATTTTTCTCTCTGCCCATGCTTTCATAGGTTTACCTCCCCATAAAAGATAAGAGATAGTACCACAGGCTTCAGGATCATCTGGATTGTAGTATTCCTCTGCTCTTGACAAATAAGAAAAAGTTCTTTTTATAGTATCCATAGATAGTGCTTCTTTCTTAGCAATCTGTTGGGCACGTTGTTTACCAACATCAGTAGCACATCTATTATTTACTTTCTCGTTTAATTTAATTCCTCTCTTGGCATTATTAACGGCAGCTTCAGGATAGTCGCTGTAAGACTCTCTTAATTGCATATCAGCAGAGAATAAAGACTCTGTTGCAGCAGGTGTATCTACTAAATCAGAAGCAGTTAGTCCAACAATAGAAACGTACTCCTTAGTAATTACATTCTCGTTCTCATCTAATTCGTTCTCATATCTAGATTCACCAGCTTTGAAAACAATACTGTTACCAAACATATCTGGGTTGCTTCTTGCCATAGCAAATACATAGCTATATAAATCACCTTTAGGCGACTTCTTAGAAACCTTGTCCATATATAAGTCAGCTTTTGCTTTCTTACCTTTTACTCTAAAATTCTTGAATCTACCTATGTAAGTACCGAACGCATCT